GATGGCAATAAACTTGCCGTTCTTGCAGCCGATGATGTCGGGGATACCCGAGCGCCCAAGCCCCATGCCCGGAGGCATGAAGTGGTAAACGCCGTGACTGGCCAGCATCTTGCGCACCGCAGCTTTGACCTTGCCTTCAGGTGTTGTTGCCATTGCTCTCTCCTGCCGGTTCGTATGTCATTTCAAAAATGTCCGGCTTGCACGGGTAGTGCTCACCCTTTACGCCAGTGATGATCCAGTCGCCGGGGGTGACGATGTGCCCACCTTCAAGCGTATCAATCCAGCCAGTCTCGGATTCAACCCACGCATTACTGATGCCGCTGCCAATCATGCGCTTTTTTACCATCGGATGATCGCCGTGCACAAACCATTGAGTAGCCTCAATGACCACAGGCTTCTTCTTAAACTTTGCCATTTTGAATCTCCGCGAGTTTGACTGCGTAGTGTCGCGCCTTGTTGGCGTCGTCACTGTCCTTCTTGCCTTGGCGCATGGCGTACTTGATGACGTTGCCCTTGAGGAAGCCCACGAACTCGGCGTGTGTGAGCACCGCCTCCATCACAGCCCAAGGCTGGATGCCCATGTCTTTGTAGTGCTGACCACCAACTTGCAAGGCGTCTGCTGTTGTTCCGTTTACGTTTCTTTCCATTTCAGTTTCTCCTTATAAAAGTGCTTCGGGTAAATCAGTTTTCGGTTTCCGTCTTTCGACGATAGACAGGTGCATCAAGTTCAAGACCTTGGGATCGGCCCGATCGAACGGCCACCATGCGCTTGTCACGAGGGCGTGGAGTTGTTCCCGCTGTGACTTGTTCAAGCGTGACGAATGTGTGCAGGTTGGCGCACTCTTTTCTGCGCCAGACTTCGTTGGTGTCTTCATTGGTTCGTGTCTCCAGTGTACGGGTCCATACGCCACAGATAGGGCATTTCATAGTTCGTGCTTGTTGAGGTAAGGTTTGATGTGCGGGGTGGCCCGGCTGTAAATGCCGAACGCTTTGTAGTCTGTGCTTGCCACCACACCCTTGGCGCGGAACAGTGGGTCTTGCAGGAAGATGCTGGGTTGCTTGTTGTGCGCCCAGTGGAAGGGCGAGTTGGGGTGGCAGTTGCAGGTGAGTTTTTTCATGGGGCCTTTCAGAACGAAACAGTTTAATACGGGGTCGTAGCGCGTGAGCGCGATGGTGTCGATCATGTGTTCTTCTCCTTGAGATACAACTCAATAGCTTCAGCAAATACGCAGGCATCGCGTTCTTGATTTATTGTCTGAGGTAATTCCCCCCAAATTTTGCTGCGCTCCTCATCCGTCAACCCCACCCACTCACGCTTTGCAACGGTTGCAGCCACGGCAGCTTTGCGCATGGTGGCTTCGCGCTCGATGCGGTTGAACTCTTCGTCTTCTTCGGTCATAGTGATTTCCTTATTTCTCTTACCTTGTCACGGGTCAAGCCCATGTTGAACACGCTGGTCATGCGGATTGCTTTTATGGTCTTGTGCTCACTGCGTTGTCGGTTCAGCCGGACGTTGGGCTTTGGCCTCTGCTTGTCTTCCTTGTCGCCCAGCATGAACACCGCCCGTGGGTAGCGCCGCGCATCGTCGTGCTCGTATGTCCATGCTGCGATGTGGATGCGCTTGACGCCAGCCTTGGTGCGTCTTTTCATGCGGTTGAGCACAGCGTGGGCATCGTAGCGTCCGAGGTCTGCGTAGTCGGCAAACTCCTGTGCGGTCAAGCGACCGAACTCAGCAAACGCTTCCATTGCCTTGACGACATATGCGCCTGTGTTGGTTGCTCCCATTACGCGTTCTTCCTTGCTCGGATTTCTTCTGCAATAGATGTCGCTGTCATGTTTTTTGCCCCCCATTCATCACACACCTTTGCACATGCCTCACGCTCGGCTGCCAGCGCATCGGTCAGGATGTTGACCTGTCGCTCCATTGCTTCCATCTCGGCAGGCCATGAGTTGCGTTCGGCTTGGATGGCTCGCTGCCATGTGCGCAGGAACACGTCCAGCTCCTCCTTAGTGGTTTCGCCCAGCATCTGGCTGATCTCCAGCCATGCGGCCTTCATGTCTTCGTTCATAAACAACTCCTCAATGTCAACAGACCAAGCATCAGCACGATGAAAGCCCACAGTATCCAGATCAACTGATTGTCAGCAGGGGTTGGCTTGTCTTCGTCTTCGGTCATTTGGTTTCTCCCAACTTGGGGTTCATCACCAGAGCCGCGAGTAATACACCCACCATAGCGCCGAACACAACTGCAAGTGCTCGTCCTCCGCTGTTCCAGTTGGCAGGGTTGATCTCCCACGCAATGAAGGCGAAGGCCAGATAAAGCACCACGTTGCCCGTGATAAATCCCAAAGCCATTCGTATCATGCTTGCCTCGCTTCCAGCATGGCATCGGCCTCGATGTAACGAAGCACCGCTCGACAATCAGCCCAAAATTCAGCAAACCCTTTTGGGTCTTCGATGTATACGGGGCATTCCCTACCCACCAGTTGTTTTGCGTGTGCCAAGGAAACATCAAAGATTTCCTTTGGCGCCTTAGCTGCAAAGTAGTCGCGCAGGGTCATGCCGTTGTGTCCATCATGTGCGTGGTCGCGTGGAAACGCCGGCCCACCTGTGTTGGCGCTGCAATGCATGTTGTGATCCCCACTCATTTGATGACCCTCATGAACGCGCCGCATCGGGCGCACTTGTAAATGGGTTGGCCCTCGATGGGCTCCCAGCGGTGTTGGCATTCAGTCATACTCACCCCACCAAAATGTTGCGCAGTGCTTTGAACAGTGCAAGCGCTTGATGTACGTTCAGATTGGCGATGACATCGTCAGGCGTCCACTCCTTTGCTGCCGGGGTAGGCTCGACCTTGGGCGCGGCGGGGATCACCTCACCTGTGCGCTTGCTGACGATGACAACTTTCTTGCGCTCGGGAGTGGCTTGTTTATCGGCCAGTGCTTTGAGGACCTTGCTTGACTTGATCGGCGTGTACTCGTTGATCGTGACGTACAGCAGGCTTGTGCTCTCGCGCACCATGCCTTGCTTAATCATCTGACCCAGCAGTGAGGACACAGAGCTGGACTTGTAGCCCATCTTCTCCAGCGCAGCGGCCACCTCGACACGCGTCTTGCCGGGGTTGTCTCGCACGTAATCAAACGTCACGCGAGTCACGTTGTTGGTCACTGTGAAGTAAGGCTTGGCCGGGGCTGGCGCAGCGGGGGTGGTTGGTGGCTCCCAATCGTCGAGAGCTTGGCGCAAAGCGGTTGCAATATCAGGCATGAGATTCTCCTTAGGTTATTTAAAGCGATGGATGCGGGGCACAGCTACCGTGGCAGTCACGGGCATGGGTTTCTCTGGGGGTGGTGGGGGCAGGGCTTCGGACGGTGGCGTCCAGCCCCACTTGCGCCATGTGGCTTGCACATCAGCGCCTGATGTCCACTTGAAATCTTGGATAGGCACAGACGGATAGACCGGCTTGCGGGTTGCTTTTTCTTTCATAGTTTTCTCCTTGGTGTTAGTTACCCTTGACGCAGAGCACTTGCTTGAGCGTGTGCACCACCTCAACGAGGTCGGTTTGGTTTGCCATCACTTGGTCGATGTCTTTGTAGGACGCTGGGATTTCATCAATCACCCCTTCATCTTTGCGGCACTCGACACCCTCTGTCTGGGCAATCAAATCAGTCAGGCTGAATCGTCGCTTGGCTTCAGCGCGGGACATGACACGACCAGCGCCATGTGAGCAGGAACAGTAGGATTGGAGATCACCCTTACCCCGCACAATGTAGCTTCGCTGGCCCATAGAACCCGGGATGATGCCAAGATCGCCTGCACGGGCACGGATGGCACCTTTACGGGTAACCCACATGTTGCGTCCGAAGTGGTTTTCTTTTTCGACATAGTTGTGGTGGCAGTTGATTGCTTCCTGTGTGATGGTGAACGCAGGCATCATGCCTCGCATTGCCGCAATGACTTGGTTCATCATGTGGCGGCGGTTCTCAAGCGCATAGTTCTGCGCCCACCCCACTGCGTGCATGTAGTCGTCGAAGTCTTCTGTGTCCTCGGGGAAGTACGCGAGGTTGTCATCGGGCAGCGTGATAAAGAACTGCTCCATCTGGCGCTTGGCCTTGGCGATGTAGTGCGTGCCGATCATGTTGCCGATACCGCGTGAGCCTGAGTGCAACATGATCCACACGTCTTGGTTCTCGTCGATACACACCTCAATAAAGTGGTTGCCCGAGCCGAGTGAGCCGATCTGCGATGCAGCTTTTTCATGGAACCTGTTGTGGTCTCCCTTGAAAATAGGGTGGATGATCGTCTTCCATATCATCCCGTTGAGCGCACCAATGTCCGTGCTGTGGTCATGTGCACCGCCAGCACCCAGAGGCACGCGGCGCTCGATCTCGTCACGCAAAGGCTTGAGGTTGTCGGGTAGATCGCTGGCCTTGAGGGACAGCCGCACAGCGTTCATGCCACACCCAATATCAACGCCCACAGCAGCGGGTATGACCGCCTTCTCGGTGGCAATGACGGTGCCCACAGTCGAGCCGATGCCAGCGTGAACGTCAGGCATACAGGCCACGCCGTTGCTTGCGATGAAAGGCAGACGCGCCAAGTTCTTGAGCTGCGTCAGGGCGGATGCTTCAACTTCATCCGTCCACACTTTGATGGGGCGTGCGCCCTCGTCTTGCATTACTTGTTTCATTAGTTTCTCCTTGGAATGGGGATTATTTGTCTAGCCCTAGACAAAAGTCAATAGCTTTTTTCACCTTTTTCAAGCTGCCTAATTTGGTACTCAAGATTCTGCCTATGCCGCCACGCTTGGGTCTCGTTTTGCAGGTCAGACGGGCAGTTGCGCACAGCGTGCGCAGGTCTTGCGTAGCGGTCACACAAGGCTTTCGCCTCGTGCAACTCCGCTTGCAGTTGCTCTAAAGTTTTCATGCTTACTCCAAGTAAAGGAACACGGCCATGAAGAGGGCCAACAGAAGGAAGATGATGCGCTCAGCTTTGTCGCTGACGATCTCGATGTGCGTGGGGATAGGCTTTGCAGGGCCGGTGTATTTAGGCATGTTCACACTCCTTCCGGCGGAAACTCGAAATAGTCGAACATGGCGTCGATCACGTGCGCCAGCATCTCAAGCTGCTCCCACCACTCGGCGTCTTCCATACCGTCGTACCTAGCCCAGCGCGTCATGTCGTACTTGTCCAGCACAGCACTGACCGGGCCAAAGGTCCGGCCTAGCTCGTTGAATATGTCCACCGCCAGCTCTGGCGTGAGGCCCGTGTCTTCGCTGTCAGATACAAAGTGCATCACAGCAGCGGCTTTGGCCGCGTCACTTACTTTTTTCATCTCATTCTCCTTGGGTTATGCCGCGTAGGCTTGGTCAAAAATCGTTGCAAGCACGACCGATGCGTCGTATGTGGTGCTGGCTTTGAATGCTTCGGCAAGGACTGCCTCGTCTATCTTGTTGCGGTCGATCAGGCGCTCGGCCATCTCTGGGTCCTCGGGCCACACGGACTCACACATCAGCTCGATGAGCCACTGCTTGGAGCC